GTCCCGCGCTTTTCGGATTCTACATCACCCGAAAAGCGCGGTTGATTAACTGAAAATGATTGAAAAAGTATTTACAAAAAACAAAAAATGTCTGGTTTGCGGCGAATTGTTTTTGCTTAAAAGCGTAAGGCAAAATGTTTGCTCAAAAGATTGCGGTTTGAGTAAATATAAGCGGGAATGTGTTCAATGCGGAAACTGTTTTTTCGTCAAATATAAATACCAAACGAATAAATTTTGCGGCTTGAAATGTTCTGCTAATTATAATAACAACTTTCGGAAAAAGACTTATCCGACAGCCGATTGTGTTAAATGCGGAGAAAATTTCGAGATTAAAAGAAAAGAATCTTCCGGCAAATTTTGTTCTCGTAAATGCTCGGACGCGACGAATAAAAATCAACCTGCCGAAACAGCCGCAGAAACCTGCCCTTTTTGCAATAAAACTTTCGTTCATCTAAAAAGAGTAAGGCAAAAGTTTTGCTCAAAAGATTGTGATAAGGCGCATAGAAAAACCATAACGGGCGCGGCTCGCTACAACTTCAAAGAAAAAATTCAGATGAATTGCGAACTTTGCGGAAAATCCTGCTCAGTCACGCCCGCGCTTGTTTCTCGTTTTAGATTCTGCTCACTTCGTTGTAGCGGCACTTATTCAGCAAAAAATCAGCCGCGAATAAGTAGTATCGAATTAATGATGAAAGAACAATTCGACAAAGCAAATCTTAAATATGAACAACAATTTATTATTGACTATTTTATAACTGATTTTGCTTTTCCCGAACAAAAACTTATTGTCGAATGTGACGGAATCTACTGGCACAATTTACCCAAACAGAAAACAAAAGATAAGCGAAAGGATTGTTATTTAAAACACAAAGGCTGGAAAGTGTTGCGGCTTTTGGAAACTGAAATAAAAACAAATGCCGCAAATTGTTTGCAGGAAGTTTTAGATAATCTTCAAATTCTCTAAAAGAAAACTTTGAGCGAATTAAAAAATGGCGCGGCGATTACGTGCGATTCAGAGAAAAAATATCGCCGCTACTCTTACCGCTTCACCTTACCAACCGTTTTTGCCTGTAAATCAATGCTCACCTAACCGCTTTCAAATAGTCCAATAAACTAAAATGACACGGAAAAGAAAGTTGATTTCTCCGGAAAAACGCGCACGCCTACCGCTTGTTTTTTTTCTGATTAAATACTTTCTAGCAGGCGTTTTAAGCCTGTATTTCACTAAAGCCTCACTTCCTCACCTTTTTTTTAAACGGAGAATTGATAAATGGCAAAAAATAACAACGCCCCGGCACCGGCTCCGACACCGGAACCGACACCGACCCCTGAACCGACACCGGCTCCGACGCCTGAGCCTACGCCAGCGCCGGAACCGACACCTGCAAAAACTTACAGCGAAGCCCAGTTTCAAACTGAACTCAAAAAACAGCAGAAAGAATGGGAAAAGAAAACTAAAGAAGCTGAAGACCGCGCGGCGCTTTCGGAAACTGACCGCGCGAAAGCTGAACGCGACGACGCGCTGAAGCAACTGCGCGAGCGCGACGCGCGCGACGCCGTCACGGACGCCGCCGGAAAAGCCGGAGTCAAAAACGCGAAACTTTTTTACAACGCCTACAAGTCGGAGCTCGAATTCGACGACAAAGGCAATGTAACCAATCTCAAGGAAGTTCTGGAAGCGGCAAAAACCGAATCTCCGGAGCTGTTCGCCGAACCGAAACTGCCCGCTGGCGGCGCAGATGCTGGCGAAGGCAACAACAACAATACAGGCGGATTGACGCTGGAGAAAATCCAGGCGATGTCGGCTAAAGAAGTTGAAGCCAATATGGACAAAATTGACGCCTTTTACGCCGCCCAAGGCAAATAACCTAAATTCCACTTTTCCGAGATGCTTCTAAATGGATGAAGCATCTCGACCACTCACCACTCAATAACCTATGATTAACAATTTCATTCCTACCGTTTGGAGCGTCAAGATTCTCAAGGCGCTCGAAAAATTCCACATCTTCGGCAGCCCTGCCGTCTGCAACCGTGAATACGAAGGCGAAATCCGCGACAAAGGCGATTCGGTCAAAATCAATTCGGTCGGCGACATCACTATTAAGGATTACACCAAAAATACTGATATCGACTCGCCGGACGATTTGGACGATGCCGGGCAGATGCTCAACATCACCGAAGGCAAATACTTCAACTTTGCCGTCGACGACGTTGATAAAGTCCAGACGAACGCCAACGTGATGGCGGAAGCGATGAGCCGCGCCGGCTACGGTCTGCGCGATAAAGTCGATATTTTCCTCTCGGCGAATCACATTTACGTGCCGTCGGCGAACCTTATCGGCGACGACACGACGCCCATCGTCCTGACGAAAGACAATTTTTACGACCACCTGGTTGATTTGAAAGTAAAATTAACCGAAGCCAATATCCCGGAAGAAGGGCGTTTCGCCATCATCCCGGCGTTTGGCGAAGGCTTGCTGCTCAAAGACGACCGTTTCGTCGCGGCGGGAACCTCGACGTCTGACAATGTTATTCGCAACGGCAAAATCGGGCGCGCTGCGGGAATGGACATTTACGTTTCCAACAACACGCCGAACACCGCCGGCACGAAATACAAAATCATAGCGGGACACCCGATGGCGCTGACCTTCGCCGAGCAAATCGTTAAAATGGAAGCCTATCGCCCGGAAAAACGTTTCGCCGATGCCGTAAAAGGACTTCACGTTTACGGCGCAAAGCTCGTCAGACCGTATGCCTGGGCTGTCTTGACCGCCAACAGATCCTAATCCTTTTTAAGTCTACCCGGAGGCGAGCTATAGTTCCTCGCCTCTTTTTCACTTTTTAAAATTATGGCTAATCCTGTAAGTCTCACTATCAACGATTTATCGGCGAACGCCGGTACCAGCCTGCCGACCGCGCAAAGCATCGATACCAACGGCACGATTAATCTTCCGGCAAACTCGCTCACCGACCGCTTGCTTATCGAAGTCGTCAACAACGACGACGCGGCTCTGACCGTCACTGTCAAAGCCGGAACTTCCGCAGTCGCTCACACCGCACGCGATTTAGTGGTTGCGCTCGCAGCTTCCGGCGGCGGCGCGACGGCGCAAAGAATGATTGGACCTTTTGAATCGGCTCGTTTCGTCAAACCGGACGGCTCGATAGACGTTCAATTTCAGGCGGCTTCGGGCTCGCCCGCGGCTTCGGTTCGCGTGTATCGCCTGCCCCGTCAAATCTGACCTTTATCAAATAGTGATAAGTGAGAGGTGATAAGGGAATTCCCTGATTGCTTTTCACTTATCACTTATCACTTTTTACTCAATCTTATGACCAAATGGTTTAAACGAAACGACGGACAATTATTTGAAACTGACGAAACAAGTGCAGAGTTCAAAATGATGTCCAAAAGCGGCGAATTTACGCCGTGCGACCCGGGCGGCAATGAAAGCGAAACTGACTCTCAACAATCCGCTGTGGCAAACAGCCGAGCGCCGGAGAATTCTGGACAAAGTGGTGCAGGAAAGCGCGGTCGAGCTGGAAGGCGAGATAAAGCGGAAAATTCTGACGGGAACTAAATCCGGCAGAACCTACCGGCGCGGCGCGATAACCAAAGCTGCAAGTCAGAAAAACATAGCTTTAGGTTTGCGCCGCGCCCGTGGCAATCCGAAACGGGTTTTCGCCGGAAGCAGGTTTCATCGAGCCAGCGCACCCGGCGAAAGCCCGGCAAACGATACTGGCTCACTGGCGAACTCTTTGCGAAGCGTTTCAGTAAAGCCCTTACACAGCAAGGTTTTTACAAGCAAGCGATATGCTGAAACTTTAGACAATCCGCAAAAATTAAATCGCCCTTTTTTTAGCCAAACGGCGCAAAAATTTAAAAAGCGATTCAAAGAACAAATTAAAAATGCTATTGGCGAGATGAAGAAATAACTTCTCGAATCTCTGCTAAACAGTCGTCAATTTCATTTACTACTCGTTTTCCGGCGAAACGCAAAACAAGCCAGCCGTAAGAGTTTATAACAGCGTCTCGTTTCGCATCTTTTTCTTTGTCCTTGTGCCAGTATTCGCCGTCAACTTCTATCGCTATTTGATACGAAGGAATAGCGAAATCAACCCAAAATTTATCAATCTTAAATTGGTTTTCAAATGAGATTCGTGCGGATTCAAGCGCGAGTCTCATTTTCTTTTCAATATATGTTTCAAAACCCTTTTCAGCCAGTCGGCGATTAATATGCTTTTCGGGATTTTCAGCATAGTATTTTTTCATTCTTTCGGAGTTTTGTTTTCTTCCTTCCGGCGTTTTTAAAAACTCGTGGTGTTTATTAAACTGCGTTACCGGACGACCTTTAAACATTTGCGAAAGTTTTTTTGCTTGTGCGGCGATTTTAGGATTTGTTTCTTTTGTCTGTCCTTTTCTCCAAGTGCGATTTTTTGAGAGCGCGTCAATCTGATTTGGCGTAATGATTTGTGTTTTTCGTTTTTCTTTGATTAGAGATTTCGTTTCTTTAGTATGACGTTTGCAATTTCTATTACAGAATTTTGAGTCACTGTGACAAGGACGGACAAAATAAATTTCTCCGCAAGTCTGACAGATTTTTTTAATTCTTTCGGGAATTTGGCATTTTTTACTACAAAATCGCGCTGTTTTTTTGTCCGAAGGACTGACGTTGAAAACTTTTTCGCATCTTTCGCAAGTTGTAGTCAAACCGTTTGATTTGTGAAGGTCAACACATTTTTTACTGCAAAATTTCTTTCCGATTTGTGAAGGATAAACGAGAAATGTTTTTTCACAAAACAAACAGTTTTTTTCGATTTTATCTTTTCTAATCATTCGATTTACTTAACTAACCACCTATTAAATATAAATGATTAAAACGCCTATTTTTCCAATGTTTTCAACGATTTAAAGCCTATTTTTACCGCTTGTTTTTCTGTATAAACAAGCTGCGCTTTTCAAGATGTAAAGTCCGAAAAGCGCGGGTTAATTATTCGACAGCGACGGTGATTTTCACGTTGCTTGCCGCGTATTTATCGAAGCCTTTGGCGAACATCATTCTGAACCATTCGGGCGAATCGCACGCCACGTTCCTGTCGAAGTTATCGACGGTCGCGTTCATAATGGCTTCCCTTAACCAATTCGGGCAGTCCTGATGCCGAATGACTGCCGAGATTAATTCGGGAAGTCCGTTCGTTTTCGTTGTTTCTTCATTCGTGTTATTGTCTTTCATATAGCTGATTTCCTTTCCCAAAAAGGGAGTCAAAGAAAGGCTTGGATAGTTCGCATCTATCCAAGCCTTTCGCCTTTATGCCGTTCGGCGCTGACGCGCCAAGCCTACGTGCAGAGATAACGCCGCCGCCGCGTGGTAACAAACCAAGCCTTTTTCCGCGCCCTTACAGGTGCAGGAAACCAGTTTGTAGTTATTGTCGGATTTCTTGCAAATCACGGTGTAATAGCCGCCGTGACTGCCGGAAACTCTATATCTTCCGAAGTGGTCGAATTTCACGGTCGGGCGCAGTTTTTTAGCTTTTAAGATTGCTTTTTCCAGTTGCGCTTTTGCTTTTAAGATGAACATTTTTGAAGCCGTCCTTTTGTTGATTCGTCATTTCTGACTTACATATACTTTACATTTGTAAAGGTTAAAAGTCAAGAAAATCTTTACATTTGACAAGAAATTTTTAGTGATTTATTCTTATGCGCGTGAGTAAAGAGGAAGCAAAATTTTTAAGTGCGTCTGAAACTGCTAAACGGCTTGGCATTTCACGAATGAGAGTTAATCAGCTTATTAACAGTAAAATTCTAAAGGCAGAGCGCATCGGCACAGTTTACGCAATAAGGGAAAGTGACGTTGAAGAATTAGCAAGCCGTGAACGTAAGGCAGGCAGACCGCCGAAAGCGAAAGAAGAAGAAAAGAATAAATAAAATTTCTTGACATCTTTGCGGAAATAAATTACATTCACCTTCAACCGACGACTAATTAAATCCATCAGCATTTGGGGAAATGCTGAAAACCCGCGAATTTGCAAAGTAAATATTTGCGGTTTCTCGGCGTGGATTTAATGAGTCGTTTTTTTTGTTTGAAACCAGTGCGGGCTGATTATCGCGTCCAAAGTGCGAATCGGCTTTTGTCCAGAGAATTTGCGGGAAATTGTTTAGAAATTCATTTGAAAATTTTCAGCCGATATAAATCAAAGTTCGGCGGCGTATCGCTTGAAACGGGTGCAGCGATAGATAACCGCTTGTTTAAAGCATCCCTAAGACGAAGGAGGAATCAAAGTGACAGAGCAAAACAGCAAGAGTGACAGCGAATCAAACGCAGGTCAAAGTCGTGAAAACACTTCTGGGCTTGACCTTGAAATTATGACATCACCCTACAGCGTTCAAGACAACGATGAGAGAGGAATGTACACTGAAGAAGCTATTATCTGGGGACCGTCACGAAACACGCCTGAACTGCACAATGTCCGATGTGGAGCGCACGCAAATTGCCGCTGCATCGCCGACGGTAAATGGTGTTTTTTGCCTACAGAACTTACTGTAGTGACCCCAAATCAACGTTGGGTCTTTGTGCCAACAGCCGCCGTTCAGATTCAATGCACCAGGGACAACGACGGGTCTTGTGCGTGGAACAATTTGGGTGCGCCTGACCGTTTCTTCGTAACAATACGCAATCCGACGAATATCACGGCAACAGCGTTGACTAATTCTCGGAGCATCGGTATTCGCATCGGTTGTTTGGCTCGGTACTACCCATAATTTCAATCTGAGCCCCGTTTGGCGCGTGGTGTTAACACCACGCGCCGTCGAACAAATCAATGAGCGTGAGGGCGGCGGCTTTCTTATCAATCTTACTCATTAGACCTTAGCAGGATTGGCGGCGGTTTCACCTCACGGCATCTCAATCGCTATGCCATATTCTTAGATAAAACACTTCAAAATTCAATTCCAACCCACACCCGCGGGGCTTCAAACGAGCCTCATTTTTATTGCCGAATCAAAGCGCCAAAAAAGGTGAGATTATTCATTACCGTTAAAAAGAAAAAAGCCTCGTATACAAGGCTTTTCAAAGACGTGAAATAGTTTGTTTAGAAGGCGGGTAGATTAGCGGATTGTTTTAAAATACGTATTTTAACGGCGAGAAACATACGTATCTCACGTCTGAAATATAGGCTACCGGAAAAATTAATAGCGTATAGGTTGTCGGTTTGGCGCGGATTTGTCGGGCTTTTATTTTGAAGGGGAAAAGTCGGAAAGAAAAGCTGACTCCGCAGAAGAAAAAAAGGAATTAGAGTTTTGAAAAGCGTCAAAAACAAGGGATTAGAGCCGCCATTTCAAAGCACTCTAATCCCCGTTGAAAAATAATCTGTTATTTATTGAAAATTGTCAATCAATAATTTAAAGAAAACATTTGTCGATTCGGATTTACCAGGGACCGCTGAGACAGGCAGATTTGCACATTAGATATTCCTGCCAACATCCTTCGGGAGGTGGGTCGGGAAATGACGCCGAACAATTCGGACATTGCTGCAAACAGATATCGGTATTATCAACCGGGAACATCCAAATACATTCATTGTAGCCGCCACCGCAATTTGACGAACAACTGTAGGGGTCGGGCAGAGCAGCACAGTTATTCAGACAAACCTGATAATTACCGTAACAACCAAAATCGTCATCGGCAGATGCCTTTAACTGATTAC